TTACACCACAGGCACCACAAAATAAGCAACGCGCGTGGGTACTTGGCGCGCTTATGCCGCACGATGAGTGGCTCGCAAAAAAGAACCCGTCATGGCCAGTTGAGATCGTTGGTAGTCGTAAGCTGATTCGCAAACTTGGTGGTCAAAGACTTGAGACAGAGCTTGATGTTCTAAACTTTTACAATGACCGTTGGGGAATCTTATCTCCGCCTTATCCACATGCCGGTTCCGGTTGGTGGCGCTCACGCTTTATGTACGCAGCACGCATTGGCTCAATACTTGTTACTGACAAAGGCGAAGGTAATCCACTTGGCACTCCGTACAAGTTGACAATATCAGACGTTGAAAAAATGTCAGATGAAGAATTAGCTGCCGCTGCAAAGGCGCAGGCTGACGCACTTCGACCTAACATTGGAACGTATGACACGTTCAAAGAGCATGTTGGACGTATCATCACACGCGCAATTAACGAGGACAAAGGCTTGGCGCTAAACGCGGACGGAACAAGATCATGAGCAAGATTCTTATCACTGGAATGACCGCGCCGCAAACGTCGCCTCTTGCCAATGAAAAGGCTCTGTCATTCGCGGGAATCATCTACAAGACGTTAAAGGATCAAGGGCATACAGTAGTTATGACCGACGCCGATCTATCGTGGACGCGCGAATCAATCAACTACTATGATGCGGTATTGGTTGGAATAGCACCAATAATGAGTTTAAGCGCAAACTCGAGCTATGGTGCGCTGCACGTCATTGATCTTCTATGGAACGATCCGTGTCTTACACTTTTTATTGACGCACCCAAGCCTGATCAAATTGCTGCAAGCCTTCGTGCCATCAACATAAACAATGACCTTCTAACAAAACAGTTTTATGCTAATCGCCGAGGATACCAGTTTGCAGGCAACCCTGAAAACAGTAAGCGACTTATCTCTACCGTTGAACGTCTGCTACTTGAACCTCTGCCATCTGTAATATACCCGTGGTTGCCATGGAACAACCCGGATTCAATATCAGAAATGCTTCCGCTGAACATGCCCTCAGTAAAGGCAATAAATCTAGACGCACTTGTACTTTCGCCAAATCCTGACGCGCTATACACAAGCAGAACGTCACGCTGGGTAGCCGATGACATCAAGTCTGTATGGACACAGAAAACACTTGCAACGCTTGCGTATCCAGCAATGCCAATGCGACTAAACAAAAGCTGGACTGACAAGACCGTTGAAGATCAAATGAAGTACGCCATAGGGGCGCTTATCACTCCACACAAAAAACGCACGTGGTGGACATATCGGTACACACAAGCAATGAACGTGTGCACACCTATTTCCACGGAGTGGCGTGACTCAGCGCGCATCGGCGTGTCGTGGGCCGCACTTGCCTCCGGAATCGAAAGCTTGTCCGCTGATGAACGTCGTGACCTTGCACTTAAGCAGGCCTCGGAGTACATGAAGGCAATTCCGTCAAGACAGGAAGCAACACAACAACTACACGATGAGTTAGGCATAGCGCCTGCTCTAAGGAAAGGATAGCGATGCTGTTTGAAAGCTGGCTGCGTAGAACAAAGGATCTACAGGAAAACGTGTACTACATCGACTACAAAGAGATGAGCGGCGATAGTGACGCAAACATCCGCCGTCTTGTTGAGTACATGCGCTGGAACATGCTTGCCATTGACGATGAGCTCGCAGAGATGCGTCAGGCAATCTCATGGAAGCCGTGGCAACACGACAAGCCATACGCAGACCGTGAAGAGATCATCAAGGAGGCTGTTGACGTTTTACACTTTGTCGCCAACATCATCGTTGCGGCGGGTGGAACTGACGAACAGCTTAACAAGTTCTACCTAGAAAAAATGAAGAAAAACAAGGAACGACAGGAACGTGGATACAAGGTTAAGGAAATCGGCGTCAAGTGCCAGATATGCAGTCGGGCAATTGATGACGTAGGCGAAGGCAAGCGTCCTGGCGTGTGTGCCAAGTGTGAGCCTGTTATCGAAGGAGGAACAAATGCCTGAAGTAAATGAAGAATGGGTGCGCTCGCAGTTTGAGGCCGCCAAGGTTAAGGTAGCTTCCGGGAAGGCAGTCCTAAAGCTGCTTGAAACTTGGAAGAGTCTAAAATTAAGCGAGGCGCAAAGCAAGGAGGCTGTAGCGCTGTTCTCAAAGGTAGCGTTGGGACACGCACTTGTCTTTGAGTCAAACGACGAGACGTGGGAACCGGCACGTCCAGGCCACATATCAGTTGGCGATGAGGTACGTATTTTCTCAGACGCCTATGACGGAGACCTTGGCGTAATCCACAACGGGCGTCGCGGAAAGGTAGTTGGCGTGCGCTACGGCGACGTCATCTTTAAGTCAACTGACGGCAAGGAACCACTTCTTGACGGAGCGCACTACTCACCGTACAAACTCGAAAAGAGGATCAGGTAGTGAGAACTACATTTGAGTTTGATGTCGCAGGCACCTCGCGCGAGGACATCAACGAGAAGGTTGGTGAACTTGTCGCGAAGTTTCTCTCAACGTCGAGCATCGAGGAGGCTCTTTCAATGGTTGACATTGAGCTAAAGGTACGACAATCTGAATCACCAAGTAACACGTTTATAGCCCACGCGCACGTTAGGATTAGATAATGACAGAAGATACACAGCAGACACAGCAGCAACCTCCACGAGTAGAGGCACTGCGCGAGGCAGCCCGTCTGATCAATGGCGACCGTGATAAACAGTACGGCAGACCGATCGACAACTTTGCTCGAATCGCAAAAATCTGGTCTGTAATTCTTGGAATCACAGTCACCGAGGAAGATGTTGCCATGTGCATGACCGGATTAAAGATGGCGCGTTACGCGTCAAAGTCTGGCTACCAACCTGACACATGGATCGACATCGCAGGGTACGCCGGGTGCGGCTACGAAGTAGGTCAGGAACTAGACAACAAAAACAAGTAACCTTCACTGGTCGGTTACAGGGTATCTGACCATATCCAGGATACAGTTAGCCATGTAACAACGTAACGACGGGAGGGTCAATAGGATGTCGTCTAGCATCACACTGGCAGACTGCAACGGTCTTGCCGGTTTCATGACTCTTGGATTTATTCAATCCGGCATGGATCTTATTTCTCGCACGGGGACACTTAACTTTGGAAACCCGCTAGCCGAGGCAAATAGAAAATACCTTGGTGACAACTGGACAACGTTCTTCTCAGAAGATTCAAGCGAGTGGCCGGTCCACAAGGCTGATGTTGTAGCAGGCTGCCCTCCATGCTCAGGGTGGTCAGTTTGGTCAGGGCCAGCAAACCGTGGACCAGACGCAAAAGCCCACGAGCATACGCAAGCATTCATGCGCTACGCAGCACGTGTAAAGCCAAAGGTGATCGCATTCGAGTGTGTACAACCGGCGTACACGAGCGGGCGCGAGGTCATGGTTAAGTACCGCGACATGGTTGAAGATCTGTCTGGAAAACAATATGACCTATACCACGTAAAACACAACAATCTTCAACTTGGCGGTTTCTCCTATCGACCACGCTACTTCTGGGTTGCGGTTGAAAAAGGACTTCCATTTGGCGCAAGCGTCACGGACCCAGAGAAACTTCCAAGAATCATGGAGATCATTGGCGATCTTGCAAAACTTCCACAGTCATGGAACAAGCAGGCGTATACGCAGGACGCGACACATTGGGTTGAGCATCTGCGCTCGTCGGACGGCACGGTAGACGGGCACATTGGAAAGTCAAGTATTCACACACGAAGAATTCAAGAGATCTTTGACATTATTGGAAACGCAAACTGGCCTGGCAACGGTGATCTGGCGTCAGCCGTAAAGAAGACCGTTGAGATGAATGATGGAGTTTTTCCACAGACATGGCTTGACGTTGAGCCGCGTCTACGACGCCGTAACTTTAAGCTTGGTTTCTCACAGCCTTATCGCTGGAAGGAAGATCACTGGTGCAACGTGCTAACAGGCTCAGCGCTGGAAGGTGTAATCCACCCAACTGAACCGCGGCTTATCACTCACCGTGAGGCAGCACGAATGCAAGGTCTGCCTGACGATTGGGAAATTGCAAGTGCTAAGGAATACTCAAGCCTGCACAATGTTTGGGGCAAAGCAGTCCCAGTGCAGGCCGCCAAGTGGCTAGGAGAGGCCATAGGAGCCGCTCTGGCGGGCCAACCTAACGGTGACCAAGGTGAACTAATTGGCGAGCGCGAGTGGCTTCTAGACACTGACCGTGGCTTTTCTCGACACGCGGTTAAGAAGAAGTGGTACCCTGAATCTATAGAAACGGTGGTGCCAAGTGTCTAATAAAGAACCTAACCTTTATCCACAGTGCGAGGTGTGCTGGATTCATGAGAACAGCCGTTGGGAACCTGAAGGTGTCACTGACGAAGGGCAGATTGTGGCCAAGCTGGTCGCGGTCGCTGTCCCAGAGATGCGCCTTGTCAACCTCACTCCAGAAGTCTGTGTAGACTGTGGAGACGTAACGGTCGTTGGTATCTATATCGAAAAGGAAGGGACGATCAACTACGACGTTGACCCATCGGATGTTATTTCAGGAGACTAAATCCTGATATAATTGTTTTAAGTGACGAAAGGACAACATGCAAACGTTCATGCAACAAACAGACTCGTTCGAGCGCATCGCTCGTGAGCTCGATAACAAGCGCCTGCACAAGCAAACCCTTGAAGGTTGGCAGTGCCTGCTTGCGCTTACCAAGCTTGGCCCTGACGGCAATTTCCGCGACCCTAAAGGTTGGGTCAATCACCCCGTAGCGCACATGTGGCGCGGGCACGAGGCGCTGCTTGTTTCCTATCTTGCCGCAACCTACTTTGAGTGGCGCAGTCGCGGCTTCAAGTCAACTATGCTTCCAAAGATCTATGGCACATTTGATCTCGCCGTGCAGCGTGGCGTCATCTCTGACAAGTTAACCTTCCCCACGTGGATGGCAGACCGTCAGCGTTTTGAGCAGGTCGCGTCTACACATCGCATTGCGTTACTACGCAAGAACTACGAATGGTACTCGCAGTTTAAGTGGCCTGAAGACACGGGCACACGCCCGGAGTACTATCAGTATCTGTGGCCTGACGCACAAGGCGAACTTTACCTTGGAACATACAATAACTTCTAAATTCGAGGCTTTTTACTAAAAACAGAGGCTCTCAGACGCTCTCTAAGACACTTTAAGCACCAGGTCCATATAAGACCGTGGGCCAAAAAACACCGTAAAATCACTTTTTGCCTATAACGCATTCTGAGTCCTGCTCAGGATACAATGATCCTATGAAGGATTCAAGGGCAGGCGAAACGCTTTGGCGTGAATGGGTTGGAGAAGGCTATCTCCAGACAAAAGACCCTGCCACCGTGTTCTTCACCATCGAGCACGTCGATGTTGAGCATGAGGTAGTGCGTCGTGCACTTGCATCAGCTCTTCAACGCGACGGATCCGTCATCTCTCTTGGACAAGGTTTTTCTGTCATTGACGACGCTCAAATTGTGATTGGCTATGCCGGAGAAATTGAAGGTGAGCGTGAACTTACGGTCTGTGACGAGCATGGAGAAACTCCATACGGAGACACTGTCAATAAAGTTCTACCCATCACCTGGGTGGAGTTAGAGTGTCACGCGGGATAACTGACTTAAGCTGGCAGAAAGAAGCCATATGCTCGTTACCAGAGAACGAGAAACTACGCGGATTCTTTTTCTCGACAAAACCTGAAGAAAAATACGACGCAAAAAATCTTTGTTTTGGATGCCCTGCCCGACGTGAATGTCTAAAGTACGC